TCAGTTGTTCAGTCAACATTACCCAGCAAATACCGTGTCAACAGACATCGTTGCCTATATTAGCGATGATCCCCACGCACTGTATAAGATCGTTAGTGTTGCATCTATTGTTGCAAATAACGCTGCTGGCGGGTTGCTCCCAGCGTTTAAGACACGCGCCGTAGCAGGTGCCCCTAAGAATGCCGTACTTGTGTTGAACACGGGTCTTCTTTCTACGGGTAATAGCCGTATGGGTTGTTTCGCTAACAGCGTTACTACCTCACTGCCACTGACTGTTGTTGACGTTGTTCCTGAGACTGCAAACGCTGCAGGAACAGGCTTCATTGAACTTATCGTTAAGATCAATGTCGGCTACCATCGCTACAACAATCAAATCGGCGTATAAGGGAGAATAACCAATGGCTATTTCACGCGCACAGTTACTTAAAGAACTGCTTCCCGGCCTAAACGCATTGTTCGGTCTGGAATACGCAAAGTACGGTGATGAACACACCCAAATCTTTGAAACCGAAACCTCAGATAGAAGTTTTGAGGAAGAACAGAAACTAAGTGGTTTTTCCGCTGCACCTGTTAAAGACGAAGGCTCTGCCATCGAATATGACAATGCACAGGAAGCATGGACTGCTCGGTATACACACGAAACAGTGGCAATGGGTTTCTCAATCACTGAGGAAGCTATTGAGGATAACTTGTATGACTCATTGTCATCTCGTTACACTAAAGCACTGGCTCGGGCCATGGCATACACCAAACAGGTTAAAGCTGCTACTATCCTAAATGCTGGATTTGTAGGACCAACCTACGGTGACGGCCAGACGCTCATGTCCACAGCACACCCGCTGATCTCAGGTGGTGTCAACTCCAATCGTCCTACAGTTGCGGCTGACCTTAACGAAACTTCCTTGGAAGCGGCTGTTATTCAGATTGCAAGCTGGACAGACGAACGCGGTCTGTTGATTGCTGCTCAACCACGTAAGCTGATCATTCCACCAGCACTGCAATTCGTTGCAACACGCTTGATGGAAACTGAAGGCCGCGTGGGTACTGCAGACAACGATCTTAACGCTCTGCGGTCTAATGGTTCTATCCCCGAAGGATATGCCATTAACCACTACCTGACCGACATTAATGCTTGGTTCCTTACAACCGACATTCCTAACGGTTTGAAGCACTTTGTTCGTGCGCCTATGGCGACTTCCATGGACGGTGACTTCGACACAGGTAACAGCCGCTACAAGGCTCGTGAGCGGTACTCGTTTGGTGTATCTGATCCACTGGGTATCTTTGGTTCTCCCGGAGCGTAAAACACGCTCTCAGGGTACTAAAACAGGGGCAGCTTCGGTTGCCCCTTTCTTTTTGTTTGGTATAGTGTATTATACACACATCCCTGACAGACGTATGTGCGTCTGACATAACCCAGACAGGAGACTAACATGGGTACGACTACATTTTCAGGACCGATTCGGTCAGGCACAATCCGCTCAACTAATGGCACTATTGTAGGCACCGACATTGCTAATGTTGGACAAGTTGTTTTGCACCAACGTGCAGCCATCACTCAAGCTGCCACATCAACAGCTTTTACGACATCCATCATAATTCCCGGAAGTAGTTTAATTACAGCTATAAAGCTGTACGTTGTAACAGCATGGTCTGGCGCAGCTACTACAGGCGGTGTTGGTTATGACGATGGCGCGGTTGTAGCCGCAACAGCTTTGACTGCCGCTGGCGCGGTTGCTGGTGGTACTATAGGTCTTATCAGCATCGGAAGTGGCGCAGACGCTACGCGAATATCTAACTGGCTCAATGTCGGCGTTGGTGACAAGCGTATCAACTTTGTAAGTACCAATACTGGTAATGGTGTGGGCGTTATTGAAGTTGAATACGTACAAGCCGCTAACATCGCAGCCCGCCCATAAGGAGTATAGGCTATGTCTTCGGATGTAATATCTTCATTTATCAACCCTGATGTAGCCGACCCTAACGGTTTGGCGGTAGCTGGTAATCCCGGTGCTGGTGCAATAACCTTAAACGGTGCGCTTGTTACAGCGGGCGTGGGGACTATGGATGTCCCTCGCAATGTTACAGTGACATCAGGGCTAGACATTAATGCGCGCACGTTTACTTTTACTGGGACTGACGAACTTGGTAACCCCCAGTCTGAAGTGTTGACGGGCATTAATGCCAACACTGTCTTAGGTAGCAGAGTCTTTAAGACAGTGACAGGTGTTGTTGCTACGGGCGCGGCTAGTGGAAACTTGACCATTGGGTCAGGTTCAACCATTGCAGCACCCATGCATGGTAATCGTATGCGGCTTCGGGGCATATATGCAGTTAACACTGCTAATGCAGGAGTCATAACTTTTCGGGAAGTATCGGCTACAGGGGCCATAAAAATGCAGTTTGGTACTGTAGGCGATGCTACTTCGTCTGAATATCCTGATGTCCCTGATGACGGTATTTTGTTTCGGGAACGTGGATTTGTTACCTATGAGCTAGCACAGATGGCTAATCTAACCGTATTCTTTAACTAGGTGAATATATGCGGGTATATTACAAAGAGGGTGGCGGGGTAAAGTCAGCCGCTTGGACACGCAAAGCGGGTAAGAGTGAGTCTGGTGGACTCAACCAGAAAGGCGTGGACAGCTACAAACGCGCAAACCCCGGAAGCAAACTAAAGACCGCAGTTACCACTAAACCTAGTAAACTTAAAAAAGGTTCTAAGGCTGCGGGAAGACGTAAGTCATTCTGCGCTCGTATGTCAGGAATGAAGAAAAAGAATACGAGTTCTAAAACGGCTAAAGACCCCAACAGCCGTATTAATAAAAGTTTACGCAAATGGAATTGTTAGGATAACACATGAAAAGATCACTTCGCCCTAAACTACGCCCTGACGATCTGCCGCCGATGGAAAACGCTAGTAACCGACCGGGTGACGTTGCTACCCGAGGCCCACAACCGATGCCCACACCGAAGATGCAAATGCAATCTAATGCTAAGGCTGCGGCGGCTAAAAAGAAAAAGCAGATGATGGCTAGACAGGGTTCTATGGTCGAAGCTCAAGAAGGTATGCCTAGCCCTGCTGACGAGAATAACGAAGCCAAGTCTATGCTGCAAGGCTTTGCTGGGGGCATGAAAAAAGGCGGCGGTGTCAAAAAGATGAACATGGGCGGCAAAATTCCGGGATACAAAGCAGGTAAATCTGTGCGTGGCTACGGTAAAGCTCGTGGTGCTAAAGCCTGTAAAATGGTATGACAGCTAAAAAGAAAACCAAAAAGCCCGAGGGGCTGTACGCTAATATCGCTAAGAAGAAGGCTAGAATTAAAGCTGGTTCTGGCGAGAAAATGCGGAAGGTGGGTGCTAAAGGCGCGCCTACCGCCGCCGCGTTTAAAAAATCTGAGAAGACTGCAAAGAAAACTAAGAAGAAGCCAAGGAAGTAGGGGTTATGCGTAGACGGTTCACCAAAAAACAGACTGCCACGCTTAAAAAGCATTCGCCGCATCATACTAAGAAGCACATGGATAAGATGAAAGATGTGATGGAGAAAGGTAAAACGTTTACGCAAGCGCACAAGAAAGCGCAGAGGAAAGTAGGCACGTAGCATGACCACAACGGGCACCACAGCGTTTAATATGGACTTCACCGAAATTGCGGAAGAAGCATGGGAACGTGCGGGCCGTGAGATGCGGTCGGGGTATGATTTGCGTACAGCCCGTAGGTCTATGAACCTGATGACGATTGAATGGCAGAACCGTGGTATCAATATGTGGACTATTGATAACCCAACGTCTATCGATCTAGTACAAGGCCAAGCTGAGTATACGTTACCTGCAGACACTATCGACCTGCTTGAGCAACAAATACGTACTAATGCGGGTAACGCCTCTAGGCAATCTGATCTAACTATAAACCGTGTCAGTGTGTCAACGTATGCTTCTATACCTAACAAACTAACACAAGGCCGACCGATACAAATTTATGTAGAGCGGCTACAGCCTGCACCTAAAATACTTGTTTGGCCTGTCCCTGACAATGCTGGATACCAGTTGAACTATTGGCGTATGCGTCGAATTGAAGACGCAGGCGCGGGCGTAGAAACCCCTGACATTAGTTTTCGTTTTCTTCCCTGCCTTGTATCAGGACTAGCATACCATATTGCTGCGAAAGTACCGGAGCTTGCGGATCGTATACCTATGTTAAAGACCATGTACGACGAACAGTTCACGATGGCTGCAGCCGAAGATAGAGACAAGACACCTGCACGATTTGTTCCGAGAATAGCAGGTATTCGGTAATGGGTAATCAGTTTGCAGCAGGTAAGATAGCTAATGGAATATGTGACGTGTGCGGGTTTGAGTACAAGTTACGTAAGCTAAAAGACCTGTATGTAAAAAACAATAACACCAATATAAAAGCCTGCCCTACGTGCTGGAATCCTAGTCACCCACAACTTCGACTGGGTGAATTGCCAGTGAATGATCCGCAGGCGTTGCGTGACCCCCGCCCTGACCAGCCAGATCAAAGCAGAAACTTTCAAGGTGGATGGAATCCTGTGGGACTTGCCGATCCGTTTAACCTAACGCCAAACAGATTGGTTCCTTCCTTTCACGTAGGAATCGTAACAGTAGTGACAACTTAGGAGATACATTATGCCAAAAGTCGGGAACAAAGAATTCGCTTATACGCCCAAGGGTATAGCTCAAGCCAATGCAGCTAAGAAAGCAATGAATAACGGTGGCAAGGTTATGGGCTACAAAAGTGGTGGCAAGGTAAAAGTTCGTGGTACAGGTGCAGCAACGCAAGGTATCTACGCTCGTGGACCGATGGGATAAGATATGAACTACGCCGCGCTAACAACTAACATACAGGATATCTGCGAAACTACTTTCACAGCGGATGTGTTAGCTATGTTTACGCAGCAAGCAGAACAAAAGATATACAACACAGTACAAATGCCAGCATTACGTAGAAATGCTACAGGTACTATATCTAACGGCAACCAGTATCTTACTACTCCTGATGACTTTTTGTGGTCTTACTCTCTAGCTGTTATAAGTGCAGCCGGGAATTTTTCTTACTTAATCAACAAAGATGT